TCCACAAGTACATTGTCCACCGCAGCAAGAACCGCCGTTACTACAATGACACTCATGGTCACAATGTTTACATATTGGCATATTACCTCCTATGGTATGTATGCTTGTGCAGGTTTAACACGGAACGCTACTCGTTCCCTGTCAGAATTTGCCGCTCTTTGAAACTCTTCTTCATAAATAGTTTTTAATCCTCCAGCCAAAGATGGCGCTCTTTTTATAGCTATATAATAAGCTAAAGCTGCTGTTAAGCAAGGAAGAAAAAAGAAAGGAACATCTGCATAATTAGTATATCCTCCCGCATCTTCAATCCTGCCAATATAAAAATATTTCATTATATAATCAGTATTCGGACTAGGATATACAAATAAAGCCATAGGATGTTCTGGTCTACCATAATTAGAACCTGATTCAGTAGTAACTTGTCCAGCAACTAAACTAAATTGAGTAGGTCTAGCATCACCTGCATCTTGTTGTTCTTTACGAGAAAGATTCATGTAATCAGTATTAGAAATTTTAGTTATGGTTACATCTGTTGTGTTACTATTACTAGATAAATTAGCAGTTGCTCCATCTGAAGCGCCTGTTGTAGTAATAGTCGCGTCTAAAATATCTACTACATCTACTGGTATGTTATAATAATTAGTTCCAGCAGTCATAGTTTGAGTGCCGTAAGAAATAGTCCATAAATTTAAACCACGGTTAGCCCATTCTGAGAATATTAAATTCATAGAACGTCTAGCTGTTTTTAAATCGTACCCACTTAAAACTTCAAGTCCACATCTTTCAAATGCTTCTTCTATAATTTCTTCTACAGTAAGATTAAATGTTTTAGTGCCTGAATAAGCCATCTAACCTCCTAATAATTTTTAATCCATTCGCAAAGTAAAGTGTATGTTTCACCACTGCTAGCTGCGCCTGGAACAACTACATCAATGTCACCTGAATAGTTAGTTTCTTTTGGATTACCCAGGCCTCCTATAGTACTAAAATCATATGTGTCATCATAATTTAAAGATAGTAAAGGTGTTTGAGTTCCTGATGTTAAATCCCATTGAAGTTGCACGGGAGCAGTTACTCCTGCTGAAACGTTAAACCAAATTTTATTTAGTGTAACTGTTGTGCAAGTCTGTCCTTGATTGTTAGTTGTTAAAGTTGAAACATCTACTATTTTTGTTGTTCCACCTGTTCCGTCAGAGACGTTTACATAACTTGTAATAAGTTTTCTGTCTCCGTCAAATAATGTTCTTGTTGTTACGGTATCTACCATTTTATTAATTCCCCTTGTACAAAGGTGGGGCCATTACTCCCCACCTACGGTTATATTTGTTTAACTATAGCTTACGTTTCTGTTTTGCGCAGCCATAATGTAGTCAATTGTAGTGACTTTAGTTCCAGTAGCATCACCAGAAACACTCATAGCCATCACTTTCATGTTAGCTGTTGGAATGTTAGTAGTAGAAGTACCAACTAAATTTCTGTTTATGTAAAATTGAACTTTGTTTAAGGTTGTTCCTTTTGTAGCAACAAGTCCTAAAGTTACATAAGTGTCATTTTCCATTGTTGATTTTGTAGTATCAGCAAACTCTGTTAAAGTTTGTGTTCCACCAGATTCAGTAGTACCTTTTACGATAGCCGATCCATCATCTTTTACAAAACCAATAACGTTTTGTGATAACAAAGCGCTTTCTGGATTCGTAGTAAATGCTTCTGTAAAACCAATTAAGAAATCAGTTTGTGTAGCATCTGATATTTTTGCTCTAGTTTCAAAATAAAGTTTATCACCTGCAGTAGTTGGTAAAGCAAATGATTCTTGTTTAGCTTGAATTGATGCACCATCGTTATCAGTAGTAGCTGCTGAAGTTAAATTTACTTCACCACCTGTGCCATCTGCTGCAATTGCTGCTGATGCACCTGTATCTTTTACGATAGTCCAATTGTGTGTTGTGTCTAACGCACCCTGTTCAAAATCATCCATATAGGTGAATTGATCGGGCCACATAGACATTTTTAAGTTTTCAAATGCAGATGCATTTGAGAATAATACTGGGCCTTTAAAATGTGTAGCCATTGTTATACTCCTTGCCTGTATAGGGCTTTAGTTACCTCGTCACTATACTGTACTGCCTAGCCAGCCTTGGTAACTGTTTACTAGGATAAAGGGGCGAACTAATTTCGCCCCTTTAAAGATCATTAAGCTCCTGGTGAACCAAAGATACCTCTCCAGTCAGACCAGCCGAAGCTGTATCTTTCTCTGGCTTTGTATCTAACGTTTCCAGTGTCAAAATCGCCTTCCATAGCAGTTCTAATTGGAGCTCTCACAAAGTGTTTAAGTCCATTAGGTGCATCTGTTTTAATGAAGAACGCATCAGTATCAGTAAGGAAGTTGTTTACAACATATCCTTCAGGTACCATACCCATTGATTTGATTGCGTTGATATCATTATCAGCAGTGCCTACTCTACCGGCAGATTTCATTAGTCTCTCAGCTACAAACTGAAGGTTTACTGGAATGATCATTTTCATACCTCTAAGGGCAATCTTTAATCCTCTTTCATCCTTCATGTCAGCAATATCAATTAACATCTGCTCAAGCGAAGTTTCGTTTAAGTCAGCTGCAGTTGACAGCTCGTTCTTTTGGTTTCCACTAAGAGTTGGGTGATCAGTCGCACAAAGCTCCTTTGCATCCCCTCCAAGATAAGAGTTGTTAAACGCTCTGTTAAGAATGTTTGCAGCTTTAACTTGTTTAGTGTTAGCCATAGAACGCGCTAATGCTTTAGTATAGCGAGTGCTAAGTTTGTCGTAAAGATTATCCTCTACAGCTTCTTCTGTTAGTGCAAAAGCTAAAGCAATAGTCTCGTTAGTGTACCTAGCAGTGTAAGTTTCTTGTGCGTCTTCATAAGTCACACCTTGGCCTTCCGGCTTTACAGCTGCATTGGCAAAACCGCCAAGCATTACTTCTTCTTCGAAAGCACGATCAGATGATTCTGAATCGAATATTTCTTTGTCTTGATTTTCGTATCGGTCATACTCCAACCCGAACAGTGCATTTAACCCTGGTTCGAGTTCCTTGACCAATTGCATTCTTGAAATTACCATTGTTCAATTTCTCCTATAGGTTAAATTCCAGCAGCGTTATTGTAGTACAGATGCTCGTTGAATCTTACGATCCAATTTGAATTTGCACTTGCAATGTCACTGTTATCTGGGTCTTCGCAGATTCTCACTACTCTAAATTGAGCTGTACCGCCAGCGACGGAACCTAGTTCAGATTTAGACTGTCCATTGATAGTAGAACCAGCAGCATAAACTTGATCGCAGTTATCTCCAACTGCTGTTTGTGCTATAGTTCCATTAGCTTGAACTTCGAAGAGCATGTTTGGATCATCGTAAACGAAAGCGTCGATATCACCCACAGTAGGCGTAATGCCACCCGGGTAATAATTTGACCATGTTGGTTTTTGTGTAGTTGGATCGTTGTAGAAACAACCGTTAAAAACTCCGATGTTTGTAGTAGTAGTATTACCACTAACAGTTATACAACCAGAAGTTTCTAATTGTACAACGTCACCTTTGAAAATAACGTCTGATTCGCCTGCAACGATTTTATACTTAGAAGTTCCAGAATTATTAATGTCACTTCCAAGCTTGCCTACAGCTCTAAAACCAAATGGCGCATCTTTATTAGCCATGATTTTTTCCTCACAGTAAATTGTTATACTTTACCCCTAATGAATAAAGTAAAATTTTTAATTTAGGGGTTTAAAATCTAACTAGATTTTTTGCCACCAAAACTAACTTGCGACCTGCTTTCTCTCGAAACAGGCATACTAGGATGTTGGTCCTTTAGAGGATCGTTAGCGATCGCGTCATCTTTATCTTGCGTTACTTTCGCAAAATGTGCTGCACGTTCTTTAACAGTCTCTAGCGGAATCCTTGCTAGCATTAAACCTCCAACAGCTATAACACCTTCATATTTACCTGAATCAATTTGTGGCCAAATGTTGGTATCATATTCGTCTGCACGAACAAATTCCCAACCTTCTCGTAGTTTAGCAGAAACATTTTTTTGATCTTGCTGTCCTACAGACTCGGCCCTTACCCATCTGTGTTTAAATCCAGCAGGTGCAGGTGGTGCGTCTAGTTGTGATGGTGGAGACCATGGTTTCCTTCTCTCATTATGAGTTCTGGTTTCAGCCTCGCGTGATGGTAATTTATCTTTTTTCATTGTATTCATATGCATTACTCCTTCACGTACTTCGCATATTCGCTTAGTGGCACACCTAGTTTTTTTGCGATAGCTACTTGTGAGGGTGTGAGTCTCACTGTGCCTTTCCGCGCGCCTACTGGCCCACCTCTATTTGCAGAGGCCACCATTTGAGGAGGCGATGTCCTTTGTCCGTCAAACTTATGAGGAAATGTTTCCCTCATTCTAACGTCTATTTGATTATAATAGTCATCAGATGATGGATTATATCCTTCTTCTACTAGTTTACGATGAATTGAGAAAGATGTCAAGGTCATTGGTTCATCTTCACCAAACCATTTGTTCTTTTCCGCCCACGCTTCAGCTTTAGGATCTGGTGGTGGGGGTGGTGCTGCTTGAGGTTGCATTTGTTGAGGATTAGGCATTTGTGGTTGGTTAGGATTAACCCCACGTGCCTCCATCTCTTTTTTTAACCTTTCGCGTTGAGCTTGTGTAGATTTTACACGTTCAGATTCTATTGCTAAACGTGCTAGTTTTTGTTGTGCATCTACTTGTGCATCACTATCACCTAACTCTACTGCAGCTTTTAAAGCTTTTTTAGCCTCTTCTGTTTCTGCTTCTACACGGCTAGCAAACTCAGTTACATATCCGGTGTCTAAATTACGAGCTTTTTGACGCATTTTTTGAGCATCTTGTTGTACACCTTGTGCATACTGTATAGCTGCTTGTTCACGTCTTTCTGATTCACGTACTCTTTTTGTTAATTTATCAATACGGGATTGTACTTTTTTCCCGTAATCTTCCATCTCACCTTCCGAAGCTGTTTCTTCAATAACAACTTCTTTAGATTCATTGACAATATCTGGTTCTTCCTTATTAACTTTAACATCGGTGTCATCTAATGTGACATCCACAGTGTTTCCAGTAGAAGGAAGATCAACCATCTTTTCATCGGCTTCGGCTTGCGTTTCTATTGCAGGCATATTTTACTCCTGTTTATTTATATTGCAAGATATCCTCTGGGTCTTTTACCACAGCAATTATCTCGTCCTCGTTAAGTATTCTCACTTCACCACCTTCTATCCCAAACCTTGATCCAGAATAACGACCAAATATAATCCAATCGCCTTTCTTGCACCATGGTCCATGTGGATATCTCTTTTCATCTTTGTAACAATCTGGTCCCATTTTAAGAACTAAAGCAGTTACTGTTGTATAACCACGTTCTTCCATGTGTTGATCTGTTAATATAACACCACCTTTAGTTTTACCTTGACCTTTAAAAGGCAATACTAAAATACGCCATCCAGTTGGGTCTGGTAAACGCTCTAACACTTTTTCTGTAGGTAAATGTTGTATATCTTTTGTAGCGTCTTCTTGTATTTTTTTAAGAAATTTATTTTCTTTATCTTCCGCTACTTTATTATTTTCATCAGCTTCTACAGCTAAATCTTTTTCTTCAAGCGCAAATCTACGCTTTGGCAGTTCCTTCTCTGTCATCGTTTTCCTCATCTTTCTGCAGGTCTTGAATCTCCTGTTCCATTATTGTGTAAGCTTTATGCTCACCTACTGCTTTAACATAAGCGTCCATTGTTGGCAAGCCTGATGCTATAACATCCTTTAAATTTTCTTTGCGCGCTCTAATCTTTTTTAAGATTACGTAAATCGCGGTTTCATCTTGCATAAATTATTTCTTTCTAGCTGACCCACCTTTTTTCATATTTTGTCCAGCTTTGGGCATCATTGGTGCGCCTGGCATTTGATTACCTGGCATCATTCCACCCATATTTTTTTTAGTTACTTTACCACCTTTAGCTTTCTTTACAGTTCCACCTTTTTTATAAGTAGTAGTCATCATTTTTTTACCCGGTGTTTTTCTTTTTTCGGGTCTTGACATAATCTTTCCAACCATATTTATCTCCTTAATATATTTTGGTTATAGGTCTTTTATTAGGTAACATCAAGCTAAAACCTCTTGGTCTAACTTCTCTTTGAATAATACCACCTAAACTTTTTTTAACAATCTTACTTCCATATTCTTCAGTCCAATCTTTTGCTATTTTAGGCTCATTAGCCCATAAATATTTTCTTTGTTTTTCTGATTTAAACGGCATTATGTTTTTTTATTTTTGTTTGCAAAACTAGTAGCTGCTTGGGGGGAAGAAAATCCCCATTTCTTAAGTGCTAGTGCTTTACGGGTAGGGCTGCCATCAGGTTTTGTCATAGGACCTTTCATCCCACCAAACCTAGCAGCAAAAGAAATTCTTCTTGGATTGGTACCTTTTGAAACTGGGGCTTTAACACCGTAATGTTTTCTTCCAGCGTCATTTAATCCACCTGTAGGATTTTGATATTTTTTAATGGTCATTATTTTACTTTTCCACCTGTTTTTTTCTTAATCACTCCACCTCGTTTTTTCCATCCAGCTTTCATCGCTGCATAAGATTTATCACTTACGGTAGATTTACTTTTAGGTCTAGAAGTTCCTGCTTTTTTTCTTTTGTTAATATTTTCTACTAAGCTCATGTTGTTTTATTCTCCACTTTCACTGTTGCGTGTTTGGTACCCCCAACATAGAGGCCAAACCATGCGGCACCAGCTCCGACAACAACTGACACAAAAGCTGATTGTGCGTTTGTTGGATCTGGTAAACTCATAAACCATTCTGTTGTACGCCAGAATGAAATTCCATATAATGTAATTAGTAACCTGGGAAAAATTCTCCAGGCTGATAATCTTTCTGGTGTCATCTTTTTTTCATGTGCGCTAGACCTGCTTTACCAAATCTATATCCAAATGAACTACCAATACAAACGTATAAACAAGTAGCAAACCAATCTGGGGTATTGGTATCAAGGAAAACAAATCCCTCTGCGACATAAGATTGTGTCCAAGGCAGGAAGCAAGAAATTAAAATTCCGCCGAAGATTAGAGTCCAAAATTCATCTTTCCACGACCCTTTCATTTGATCCACGGCTGATGCCTCCCATGATATTTCACCGGCTATCTGCTTTTCACGCAGTGCAGTCTTTGCTTTTATTTCTACTAGCTTAGATTCAGCCTTCGCTTTCTTTGTCTCTACGAAGCCAGTAACGGCTT